TTATGAATAATTTTCCAAGATATATCTTCCATTGTATATAATAATAATCATATTTTTTTAAAATGAAATTATTATTATATATATTTTACTCTAATTTTTTAATGTTCTTTTATTGTTGTTTGTATGTTTATTCCTTTTAGACAAAATGGTTTTGATTGTTCTTGAAGTTTTCGATGTTTTAAATTTATCTGCTATAGCAAAATCTGTCCATGGTGCTGATGGTCTGTCTTTAATATAAGGTTTGAAAATATCCCATTGTCTATGTTTTTTAAAAAAATCATCAGCTATAAAAGGCATACCACATGAGTTACCAAAACGCCCTGAAAATGACATTTTCTTCGCCATTGTAGTATCCATAACACAACCATCACATGCTCCATGAGGCGAAAAAGGTTTGGGTCTATCTGCTTGACACATATACTCACGCGCATCTAATTCATAATGTGAGCAAACAGTTCGAGAACAAGGATTATCTTCTTTTAATAAATAAACATCATAATGGTCAGCTATTATTTCTTTAGCTATAGCAATGTTAAGTTTACCTTTATGTTTATCCATTAAATCATTAAGACGTACAAAACGGGCACCTTGATGTCTTCTTATATCATACATGCCTGAATTTTCACATTCTAAATTTCTTATTTTAGGATCATAAGGAGCATTGAAGCCGATAAAAAAACCATTTTTTGTTCTTTCAATGTTAGTATATTTTAACCCTAATTCAATTCTCATAATTTCGTTTGTATTTATATCGCCAAATAACCACGAATTCGCATAGTCTCCAGAATTACCGTCTAAAAGTATTTTAGCATAGTCATCTAATGTTTCGCCATACTGCATGGCTTTTCTAATTCTATAACATACTGGTATTTTTTTCTCATAAGCTTTGAAACCACCAATAGTTGTTTCAGTTCCAATAATGCCCTTATCAGTTACAAAAAAATCTGTGCCACTCCATATCCAACAAGGGGACGTTTGCATAATAAAACGTGAACCCTTTGAAGGATTTAAATCTAATATAATATTTGAATATTGACCATCAATAAAATCTGTGAATGAATTATGTGCTACTACAATTTTTCCATCTTCTGTCCAATCGCCGACCGCAATGAAGGCACTACATCTGTCTTTTGCCGTTGCTATTGCCGACCCACCTTCTTTACCTAAATGAGTATCTGATTTTTTTGAGAACCAATAAGATATTGACATGTAAAAATTCCACGCAATTATTTCATCAATTGTTGTTTTAGTTCCTGCTGCGGTACATCCATCAGCAATTCCTTCCATTTCTTCATAAAATTCGTTGAAATCATTTTTTGTCATTTCCTTAAAATCGTCATTTATCAATTTAATCATATATTCCCATGTTTGACCATAGCTTTCTAAAATAAAAAAATCTAACATCTTTTGAATTTCGGCAAATGGTTTTGCACATAAATAACCATAAGCATAACCACGTTCTTTTGGTTCACCTTTTACAGATATAAAGGTCCATTCATTTTTTTCATAACTGAAACCGTTTTTAATTTTCATTATATATTTATATATTAAATATATAATAAAAAGAAGTACTAATTTTATATTTTATATTAGTTTATTTATTTATCATAATAAGACCAATAATAACAAACAACAAAAGCCATGGAAGTAAAACTAATAGCCATGAAATATTTGTATATCCATCTTTACATATTAAATTAAGAACCCATGTCCAGAAAATAATATAAATAAATTTAATAATAAATACAATAGCTGTGCTTGGGACACGACAAGAAAATGTTCCTACATTATAACTATGTTCGTTTCCTAAATTTTGCAATAAAATCAACCCCAACGATACAAATGAAATAATAAAATATATTAACGCTGGTTGACACAATTCTTTTAATGATTTTGGAAAAGCCATTCTAATATTATTATATAATAAGATTAGAAAAAATTATATTATTCTGCTTCCAGTTGTTCCAGATAATTGCCCTTGCCATGGCATCGGGCTTACTGGAGCCGACGCTCCAATAAGTGTATTATAAGCTGAACCAGCACTGAATGACAAACCTCTTCCAAAATTAGTTAAATCTTGAAATACGGAATTAGATAAATTACCTCCTTTTTGTGATCTTCTTTTTGTTCTTGTTTTATTTCTTCGTCTTCCTCCTTTTGAAAATGGTGGATTGGCACCTATTACTTTTGTTTGTAGTTGGATGTCAACAGGTGTATAAGTGTTGACAGGATAATGGTTGGCATTATTAGCTGATGGCCAATTATTAGCACTCCACGGACTTCCAACAAACGTAGTTGAACCGCCATTTTGACCGCCCAAAAATTTACCCAAGCCAGAACCGCATCCACAACTACCGCCAAACTGATATTTACTTCCTAAAACTGTGTATGGATTAGGCGTTGATGGTCCAGTAGAAGGAACAGGTGTATACTGAGGATTTTGACCGCCTAAATACTTACGCATTTTTTTAGAACAACCCCGCATATTATATTTCGGTCTTTTACCAGCCTTAGTTTTTTTGCTTTTCATTTATAATATATATATAGAAATTATTCAATATCGACATGTGTTAATAAATGTCTTCTACAACACATTTTATTTAATCCAAGTTCATCCATTACTTCGCCTTCAGGTGTTTTTTCGTGAAATTCTTTGGTTAAATAAAGCACCTTATCAATGTTACTAGAACCATCATTTATATTTATTTGTTTTGCCAACTTTCTTTTGCGAACTTCTTCGATATAGTATCTATATTTATTAGCAATTACCATACCGCAAGTAAAACATTTAACAGGAATTATCATTCTTATATATTACTATTTATATTATTCTAATATCTTTTAAATTAAAATCAATTTTTTATTTTATTATTTTTATTTTATTATTTTTATTTTATTATCTGGCACATTTTTATAAAATACATATATGCGAACCATTTATATATTTTCTTTATAAGTATTATATAATAAATGAGTTATGTCTTTTACAAATCAAATAAAACAGATGGTTCTTTTTGTTCAATATGTAGCAATTCTGATGGTACTCAATTGGCAGCTACGGACACGAATGGTAACATATGGGTTTCTTATAATTATGGTATGAGTTATATACTAAAAAGAAATCTTGGATTTACTGGGATAAAAAAATCCTCAATATGTAGTAATTCAAGTGGTAGTGTATTAGCGGTGTGTGTTAATACTGGTAATATATATGTTTCTATTAATTATGGAAATACTTGGACTTTATACGCAAGCATACAAGCTTGGACGTCGATATGTAGTAATTCAAGCGGTAATCGATTAGCTGCGTGTGTTAATGGTAATTATATATATATTTCTGCTAATTATGGTGGTACATGGGAAGCAAAGGCAACTAGTCTAGCTTGGACGTCAATATGTTGCGATTCAAAAGGTATTATATATGCTGCTTGTGTTAATAATGATTATATATATATTTCTACTTGGTATGGTAATGCTTGGACGCCGATAGCAGATGTTAAATTGTGGAAATCAATATGTTGCGATTCAACCTGTACTAAATTTTTTGCTGCTTGTTCTAATGAGGTTGGTATTCGTATTTCTACTGATTCGGGTAATTCATGGCCAACTTTATCTGGTTCACCTAGCAGAAATTATAATTTTGTATGTTGCAATTCATCCGGTAGCAAATTTGCTACTTTAACAGATCTTGGTGAGTTGTATATTAATACTGGTTCTGGATTATCATTAAACAGTTTACCTTCAGGTATAAGTAATTTAACCTCGATATGTATGGGCTCATCAGATGATCGTATTTTAGCATGTGTGAATGGGTCAAACGGGATAATATATGGTTATAAACCTTTACAAAATTTTTATTATAAAAATACGTATATTGAAAATATATGTTTTAATGCCTCTTTGACGGATGCTAGCAATAACATACTAACAAACTACAGAACAAATGGTTCATCAATAAAATTTTTAAAACCCTTTTATACTGATACAAGTAATTCTGTAACTTTTGATAATGATACTCGTATGTATGTCTCTATTCCATATTATATTGATGGAATTTTACAAAAATTCTGTCCTCCTTATTATTTATATCCAGGAACCGCAAACTTTGCTGCTAGTTATGTAAATGGTACTAATGCGACGTATACTGGAATTCCACCATCTGGAGCTACCGAAATGTTGGTAATTTTAGTGGGAGGTGGCGGTGGCGGTGGTGGTGGTTCTTCTCGATATAGTTTTGGTTCTTCTGCAGGTGGCGGTGGTGGTAGTGGACAAATAAATGTTTATAATTTAACAGTGGTTCCTTCAATGACTTATACAATGAATATTGGTTGCGGTGGTACATATGGATATACATTGGGAAATAGTACTACAGGACCAGCTGGTGTAGACTGGTACTCACCTCAAGGAAGTGGTCTTAACGGAGGTGATGGTAGTATTACGTCATTTACTTATAACAATGTGACAATTTATGCTAATGCTGGGTTGCAAGGTGGTGGTGGTATTAGTAATGGTGCTGGTGGTGCTGGGGGTGGTAGTGGTTCTAATACTCTATATTCAGCTGGTAATATATATTCATATAATGGTAATTCCGGCTCTATTGGTGGTACTGGGGGTGGTATTGCTGTCAAATTGGGTGGTAATGGCGGTATACCGCCATACGGTAGTATTATAAACACAAATTATATAAAGTTGACTTCTATGCAATCGTCGCGTCTTAATAACAATGTTGCAACCACTTATTATTTATTATATGGTGAAGGTGGAAAGGGTGGGGTGGGAGATAATAGTAATGCTGGTAATAATGGCTGCAACGGTGAATATGGCGCCCCTGGTTGTGTTATTATATTCTTTAAATATTAACTAAAATATACCATATAAACTTATAACATACGGCTATTAAATGATATTTTACTAAAATGTTATATGTTTAATTAAATAATAATAGGTATGCCAGGATAAATTAGAAACCTGCTTTAGTAAAATAAAATTAATATAATTTAAAATATTACTTTAAATTATATGGCAAAATCGCGTAAAAATAGAAGCATTAAAAATAAGACTAGTAAATTTTTTAAAACTATTGGAAAAACAACTAAAAAAGCTGTACCTGTTATTAAATCAGGATTGAAGACAATCGGGACAAAATCAGCTCCTATTGTTAAAAAAGGTGCTGAAACTGTGTATGGAGCATTAAAAACTGGGTTTGATTTAGGGGTAAAAGGAATAAAAAGTTTAGCAAAAAGTGCTAAGAAATCTAGGAGAAGACGACATTAAATTTAAATAGTTAAACTTCTTTTAATTGATATCCCTTCGAAGTTTTAACCTTTTTATGTTGCACACCAGAACTATGAATATCATTATGGCATTTCTCACATACTGTAATTAAATTCGCCAAATTGTTTTTATGAAAAACATAACCATTATTATTAATAATTCCATCATTATTTGCTCCAGATTGATGTTGCAAATGATGAACCTCTGTTCCTATACATATCCCGCATTTTTCACAAATATTCATAATTTTTTTAGCATTAAAATGCGACGGTTTTTTCGACAATAAGCTGTCACTTTCTGGATGGTATTTCATACGAATATTATAAGCATTAGTTAAAAAGTCGTCTGGTAAACTCAGTGATTTACACACTTCTAAACCATACATACTATTTCCTGGTCCATCTCGCAATTTGCGGTCATAAATAAGAATATCTTGTTCTTTATTGTATATTACTGACATATGTTTCAGTGAAAGATTTGTTAAGCTACTAATTTCATCATAATCTACTATCTCGTGTAAATGTGTAGCAAAAATAAAACTGCTTTTCAGCTGATTTAATCGTTGAATACCAGCTACAAAAATACTAATTGCCGAAGAAATCTCAGTTCCAGAGCATAATTCATCGCCCAGAACTAAACTATTTTCATCGGCAAGGCGCAAAATAGTGCGTAATTCTGACATTTCAACCGCAAAAGTAGACAACCCTTTAAAAATATTATCATTTCCCAGAATACGAGTAAATATATAGTTATAAGGTTTGTATGTAAACTCCGCACAAGGAACAAATAGTCCTGACTGAGCCATAATGAGAGAAATACCGAGCGCCCGAATTAGACTCGTTTTACCCACAGCATTAGTACCATAAAGTAAAATACCATCCGTTGAACCATTACCAATAACAATGTCATTTGTTACATAAAGTTCATTTGTTTGTAGTCTCTCAATAAGACAATGTCTTAACGCTTTCGCATTTACGAACGATTTAGTTGCTTGAACGATCTTAGGCTTACAATAATTATATTTTTTGGCAATATTCGCCTTTCCATAAATAACATCAATAAGAGTAATAAAATTAATAATGCTTTCCATTTTGTATTGAAATGATTCAAACTTTTCGACAAACTTGTAATAAACATGGGTTATTAATTCCTTCATTTCAACCTTGATTGAAGTAATTGTTTTACAGATTCCCTTGATTTGTTCGTCTTCAATAATATTATTTGATGCTGTTTGTTTACTGAATATGAATTGTTTTTTAGATACTTTGAAATCAAATTCTTCAAAACTAGTTTCTCCATTTAAACTTAAATCCTCATTATATTTTAACTTAACAACAGTAGATGTTTGCGGTAAATTATCTTCTAATAACTTACATCGTCTACTAGTACAAATTAAACTGAAATTATTCTTTTCGGTTTCATGTAT